GGGCTTCAACCCCTCATCACTGGTAAGGGCCGTTAGGCCCTTATCGTTGGCAGGGGTATTCAAACCCCTGTCGGGGTTGTCGTTGGGAATCACATCTTTTGAGATTTCCTATGACTGGAGGAGATGGTTGTTGTCCTGGTGCATTAGGAGGTTTGTCAAGGTCCATAATGGTGAGCTAAATTCTACGGCCGCTGTTATGGCGCAATGGAAAATTACTGATCCAAAGCGTTCGCCTTCTGACAATAATCCGCATGCATATTCGGCTACTATTAGAAAGCTCGGGACCGCATTGATTGACCGAATAATCAGTGCGTCGAGGATAAAGTCAAAATTTTATTTCCAGCGTGGTTTTAGTAATACTAAAGGGAGTAGCCTTATCTACGACCCGATCGATATTATTCCAGGCGACGGGAAATTTGATGCTAATACAGACTGGCTAGTCTTAATTGACGTTGATTTTTACGTTGATATGCACAAATTACTTTCCCAGCCTAAACACGTCTTGTTGTACACAGTCGTTCCCGGTGCGTTACCAAGCACTACTGCAGGGGACTTCTGCTACATCGAAAATAACCATCTCGTTTGGCAGGCTCATGCTGGTTACACTTGCCGGCATAGAATATGGAATTATGGGGCTGATTATATCACAGTCTCTACCTTCTGGGCAACTACCGTATATCGCGTTAAGAAATATTCTTTTCCTAATGGACGCGGCGTTATTGCTCTCATACCTACCGCCTCTGGTGGGGTGATCTTTGGCTATTTAGCTAAGTATTTCTCTAGGGAAACACTTTGCTATTATAACTTCAAGAAGATTGGTAGTGACAACATGTGGAATGCGTACTTAAGATTTGACCCAAGTGGCGAACTCAATTTGCACGTTTGTGCAGAATCTGTAGCAACTAAAGGGGTTACAATACCCTATGCGAAGTTCGCTGTACTAGCTGACATAGCTAGAACTTTTCAAGAGGCGCGCATACCAGAGCATGTTATTATCAAGCATGTCGGTGGGGAATATATCTTACTCGCTAAATATATTCCTGATTTTATCAAATTCAAACATGAATTTGATACAGTTCATACAGGTGTTGGCTTTTGCCAACCCCTTAAGACCACCGGCAGCGATGATTGTGATTGTCGAGACCATCAGACAGAGAATCGCAACTCTACTGATGATCCCCATTATAAGTTAGGAAGTCATGACTCAATGAAAACACATCGCCAGACTATTACTGTTGCTGGGCCATCCACACAGATAGTCCAAGCTGTAAAGGTGCCCTTAGCACCAATTAGAGATGTGGCTGCAGGTAAAGCTGCCATTGAGGGACGAATCACTAAGGTCCAAAAAGAGGCAAATGCTAGGGTTGATCCGGCAATTTTGTCCAAAGTTGGGCCCTTCATTAAAGAATTACAGGCTAGAGTTAGGGTTTTAGACCCACTTACTCCCGAACAAGTGTTATTGAGAGTTAGACCTGTATATCGTGAGGATGTGAAAACAGTCCAAAACATGCCTTTCGAGGCCAGGAAGAATTGTAAAGCATTCATCAAGTCTGAGACGTACGACGAAGCTAAAGATCCTCGGATCATCTCACCACTAGATCAGATGACCCAAAGTCGATTATATAAATACTCGTACGCCTTACAAGATGCTATACACACCCAGGATTGGTTTGCGTTCGGCAGATCACCTAGAGCTTTGGCGACTACAATTGCCAAACTATCTAGGGGGGACAATATAGCCCTTGAGACTGACTACTCAAGGTATGATGGAACATTTACAAAGTACTCACGCCAGGTGGAACTAATGATTTACCAGGCGATGTTTCCTGCTCATAAGAAGGAAATTGAGGAAATTCATGCCTGCACTTATAATCTCGACATCAAGGTAGCGGGGGCAAAAGGAAAATCCGGCCATAGTAGAGCGTCAGGTGCTGCAGACACCTGTCTCATGAATAGCATTATGAACCTGTTCGCTATCTACTGTGGCATCGGTGACGTTGCCTTCAGTACCTGTGTTGTTGGGGGAGATGATGGCATCATCTTCGGGCCCCATAGCATTGTAGACAAGATAAACAAATCGGCCACGCAGTGCGGTTTTAAAATAAAATGCACTGTTCGACAGAATGGGGAACCATTCACTTTCCTAGCCAGAACATTCACCTGGGGTTCGGTTAACTCAGTCTGTGATCCTTACAGACTGGTACCTAAGATTCACATCTTGGGAGAACCGAACGTACCAGATAAATACAAAGCGTCTAGGCTAATTGAGAAGGTTAAAGCACTTCTCACCATGGATCGTGATACTCCCATAATCGGCCTTTTCTTATCTGAATATCTTGCACAAATACAATGTCATTCCAAACTAGTTAAACCTATCACTAATACACGTATCTCACAGTATTATGAAGCTTGGCTACACGCCGATACCTTCCCTAATACGAGAGAACCGTGGATGAGTGGTTATATTAGTTCAAGAGTCCGCCTTAATGGCAATAAGCTGGAACTTATTGCCATTCCAAAATAAGAGAATTAGTACCTAAAACTGTATATATGTATTTGTATGTACCAATAACTTTCCAACCTGAGCCG